CTTCCGGGCTGTAATTTCTAATTACTTCCATTTGAGCACCGTTACAGATATATCGGTGCATGGTTATATTCTCGACATCGCACAGAAGGTCAATGAACGGTTGAATCCGATCGCGATACTCCATTTGCAGTTCGAGCAAACGTCGATATGGATGCTCGCCATAGATGTTGTTCATAACGCAATAACTATAATCAGGCATGGTCAGGCTCCTTTCTCGCCTGCATTGCGTATTTGTCATCCGGCGTCATGCGCCCGCTCCTTCTGGCCCTAACTCAAGTCCGCACCAGTCGCAGTGGTCATGTGACCAGACGTGGTTGCAGTGATGGCCGCAAAGCCGCTTGGATTTTGGGCACTCATTCATCGGATTTCCCTCGCCGCACGAAATACAATCCGTGCCAACCGACGTCCCATTGATAGCCTCTGCCGGATCGCTCATTCGCCCGCTCCTTTCAAGCATGCTCCGCAGCATGCGCAGCGGTGATCCCATATGCGTCCATGAAAGCCTAAGACGCACTTGATGATTCGTCGCCAACTCATCCCCCAACGACGCATTGTTGATATTGAGGCTCGGTCGCTCATTGCTCAGGCTCCTTTCTCGCCTGTGGCTTTCGCAATGGCGGCCTCAACGCGTTTCAGTCGCCGGTTCGCATCGTGCATGACGCAAAAGTCCAGTTGATTGCACGGTAACGGGTGCTTTCGGAGGATCACGGATTCATGGCCATAAAGCTCAATCAGATTGCACAACGCCACTCTCGCCTGAGTCAGCGCATCTAGCAGTTCCCCCGCCGCCTCGCGCTCCGGTGTGGCCCTGAGGTATTTCTCGTCGTCAGGATCGAGTTGCCATTCGCCAAGATATTCACCGTCTTCATCTTCGATAATCGGTAGCCAGATCGCATCCGGCGGTTTGGGGTCGCTCATGGTTTCGCCCTTCAGCGTTTCAGGAGGATCTCGCCCACGAGCCGGCCGTGTTCGGCATTATCCAGGATCAGGATCCGGAGGTTTTCGGTGGGGGCAAGGTCCGGGAGTTGAAATTCCACGAACTGGCTGTGATCCTGGCCGGCGGCACGGAGGGTTCTCCGGATTTCTCCGGTGAAGAGGTCCTCCCAGCGGAATTCGTAGAGCATGCCGGATGTAAACTAGTACATACCGCCGCTGGACGTCAAGCGGGTCATAATGCTATTGACAGGTGTCCGATTTTAGGCTACCACGGGGAAGTCATGATCCTGTGGAATAAACCCCAGCTCGTCGCCTTCGGCCACCGCGTGAAAAAACTCCGCCAGCACCAGCGCTGGAACCTCCGCGAACTGGCGGCCATGCTCAACGTCTCCGCTACCTGGGTCGAGGATATCGAACAGGGGAAACGCGTCCCCCGCGATCGCGACTTGCTGGCGTTCGCCGATCTCGAGCTGCGTCTGGATCCGGACGCCGGACGCCGCCGCCGCCTCCGCGCCGTGCCCCATGGTAGCGACGCTGCCGACGATACCACCGATACCCCAAAGGAGACTGTCTCATGACCAGCCGCACCCTGGCCGAACCCCTCTCGGGCGCCGAAGTCATCGAAGCCATCGTCACCGAAGTCCGCCGCAAACTCCGCCTCGACTGTTACCTGAACCCCGTCTTCGCCTATTCCTCGTTCACCGCAGATCTCACGATCCGCGTGGCTCTGAAAGACGCCGGCTCCTCGCCCCAGGTCCAGACCCTGGTGCATGTGGAAAGCGAAACGCCCCTGGACGAGGATCACTTCCTGACGGAAACGGAAGCGCACCTGGGCGAAGCCCCGCCCAACACCGTGCGCGAAGACTCCGGCCAGGGTATCCCGACATGGGTGGAAAACCTGGAAGGCAAGGGGGAAGTCCAACGCCAGATCTTTAAGAAAGCCCCCGCCCCCTCCCGCTCGCCCTCCCCGAAAGGTGATGATGCGGCGTGAGTGGCAACGATCCGCAGCCGACTCTCGATCCCGACTCTGGACTTGTCCACGCGCTCGAGAATTGCGCGTCCGCGCTTTCCCGCATGGCCAGCGTCATGGAAGCCGATTTCGCGAAACGCTATCCCGAAAAACCCGGCGCGCGCGACGCCACCGTGAGCTATATCCCCACCCGCGAGGAACAACTGCGTGAAGACCAAGGGCACACCGGAGAACCCAGCCTCGCCGAATGGACGTCGCTCGGCCGGCGCGAACAGGCCTTCCTTCGCCGTCCGGACGCTGCCGAAAACCGTAGCCGAGCAGAAAGCGCACCGGATCCGGCTCTACCTGGCCAAACTCGGGATTAAACCCTCCGCGCTGGCGAGGGCCGCGCCCATGACGGCGATCCTGGCCCAGGCCGAAGGCGGCCTCCCCGCCATCCTCCAGGCCATGCGCTTTGCCTCCGACGTTCCCATCATCGCCCGGTTTTTGAAAGCCTACGACGGGGCCACCTCCATGGACCGCGAACTGCTCCCGCTGGAAGCTTTCGCCTTGGCCGCCGGTATCGAGATCCCGGCGCTGCTCGGCGACATCCTGGTGGCCCTGCAGCGCGCCTCCGCCAACCTCGTGAAAGTCATCGCGCTCTCCGCCCACCCGAAACTCGTGCGCACCCGCGTTGCCCAGGCCCTCACCCCTGGAGGCGTCGCCGACCGCAATGCCTTGGATAAAGCGCTGCGCTTCCTTCCGACCCCGAAAGGCATGACCATCGTCATGGCCCCCGATACCCATGCCGAAGCCTCCGGCGTCGCCCCCGACGACGTCGATACCGACCTCGTTTTTCCCGATCTGAAACACACCCAGCGCCTCCTGGAGTCGGGCGATGAGTGAGTATCGCTACGAACTGGACGTATTGGCGAAGTGTCCGCGATTCCCGGACCGTATCGATACCTACCACGTCATGCTCGTCTCCACCGACGTGATCATCGAAGTCGAAACGATCTTGGAATTTTTTGAGCCATACCAAACACGGGAAGGCGTCTTTCAGGAAGTCATTGCCAATGAAGCGGCACGGCGCTTCAGGTGTGAGGTGGAAATCACGGGTTGGCATCAGGGCGTGAAAGTGACGGCGGTGGCGCCATGACCATGCACTATTATGGAACGCCCATTACCCCGCGCAGCGTCTTGTACACCCTCGCCGGTAAATCGTTCTGCGTCTCGTTGGAAGACAGCCGCGACGTCGAACTCTGCCACCGCATCGGCCAGTCCGTCATGCTCGATAACGGTGCCTATTCCCATTGGAAGCGCAATGGAAATCGCAAAGACTGGTCACCGTACTACGAGTGGGTGAAACCGTGGCTCGAGGTAGCGACGACGTGGGCGGTGATTCCCGATGTCGTCGATGGTGGCGAAGTTTTGAATGATCGCCTGCTTGCCGAGTGGTTCGTCCAGATGGGATCTTACCGCCGCGCCGCCCCGGTCTGGCACATCGACGAATCCTTGACGAGACTGGAACGTCTCTCGCGAAACTTCGAACGGATCTGCTTCGGCTCCGCTGGTGCATTTGCCGATATTTCCACCAACGCCTGGAACAACCGCATGAACGAGACGTTCAACTTTCTTTGCAAAGGTTCCGGTGCTCCGCCATGCCACATCCACATGCTGCGGGGCATGCAGCTCGCAGACTCGATTTACCCGTTCCACTCTCTCGATTCCGCATCGATTGCCCGTAACCACCAAACGTATCGGAAATCGCCCCGCCAGTTGATGGATGAGTGGGATGCCACCCAATGTCCCATCCGCTGGATACCGGTCCCGATCCGCCAGCCCCTCTTCGAGGGAGTTTAACCCATGTACGCCACACGCATCATCGAGCGGAAACGCGCCGCCTTTGCCCGCCGCCACCACTGGGAACCCGTCTACCATACCCTGGCCCAGGTCGACGAGTTCAAGGCCTACATCGACTCCATCACGAAAACCGAGTCGAACTCGAAAAATACCTACATCGAGTTGAACCGCCGGCTGAAGAAAGCGCGCTTGGATGAGATCCGGGCCTGGGTCGAAAACGAACAGATCCTGTGTTCCATCGACGAGAATTATTTCGTCACCCGCTACGCCTATATCTGCGACGAGAAGGGCGAGATCTTCCGCTTTAAGCCCCGCAAGTCCCAGGAAGCCTTTGACGCCGTCGTCGCCCACTTCGAAAACCTCGAGGTCGCCATCGAACTGTTCCTGTTGAAAGCCCGCCAGGTCGGCATCTCGACCCGCGTCGCGCTGAAGTTTCTGCACCGGCTCCTCTTTATCGGCAACGTGCAGGCCGTCATGGCGTCGGTCCAGGCCGATAAGTCCGAATTGATCGGGCGCATCCTCAATATCTGTTACGAACGCTGTCCGTGGTGGCTCGTGCCCCAGCGCACCATGGAACGCGTCGGCAAGATGATGGAGTGGAACAACGGCAGCGTTTTATCGATTCAATCCGGTATGCAACCGACGGGTATTGCGCAGGGCTGGACCCCGACCTCGATCCATATTTCCGAGGTCGGCGATATCCCGAATCCCAAGAAAGTGATCGAAGAAGGCCTGCTGCGCGCCACCCACCCCACCCGGAAACTCTTTCAGGTGTTTGAAGGCACCGGCAACGGCTCCACCGGCTGGCAGGCCGACTACTGGCGCGCCATTAAAGAAGACTTCCCGCGCGGCCGCGCCCGCTTAGCGCCGCTGTTTCTGCCCTGGCCTTTAGCGACGGATCTCTATCCGGAAGCGGACTGGCTGCAGAAGTTTCCGATCCCTGAAGACTGGATCCCCTGTGAGGACACCCGCAAGCACGTCCGCCGCTGCGAGTTCTATATCCGCTCCACCCCGGTGCTCGCCCAGATCTGCGGCCACGATTACGAGATGCCGCGCTTCCAGCAGTGGTTCTGGGAATTCAATTACCTCGCCGCCTCGAAAACCCGCACCCAGCGGATCTGGCTCTCCCAGATGCCGGCCGACGACGTCGAGGCCTTGACCGGGAAAAACGATCTCGTCTTCGATCCTGAAAAAATCGAAGTGATGGCGAAAGCGCGCCCGAAAGCCTATCAGGTGTACGCCATCGTCGGCCCCCAGATCGACGACGGCTTCGAGCCCGACGACGATCAGATCGACTGGGAGTCCCCACGGATCACTGTCGAGTGGACCTCGCACCGCGATCAGCACTATTGCTGGACGTTGGTTCCCTTGAAACCGTTCGACGACCGCAACGAACGGGAGTCCTTCGACAAGTTGCTGGTGTTTGAAGAGCCGAAACCCGACAAGGATTACACCATCGGTATCGATACCGCCGATGGCTTAGGCCACGACGATGAAGACCGCGCCGTCTGCAATGTCACCCGGTCCTCGCGGGATAACTATCCCGACGTCCAGGTGGCCGAATTCGCTTCCGTCCGCGTCAACCCGCCCCAGATGGTCGGCTTTGCCGCCTGTCTGGGGGCCTGGTACGGCGCTCAGACCAAGGACCCCCGCGGGGTGAAGTTCGTCATCGAACAGCGCATGAAGCCCGGCGACGACTGCCAGTTGCAGCTGAAGCTGATGGGTTTTACCTGGCAGCACCGCATGGTCCGCTACGACTCGAAGAAGGTGAAAGAAAATGAAGGCCATAAAGAAGGATGGTTTTCCAACACCTGGAGCGTGCCGTTCATGACCCACCGCTTCGTCGACGCCATCAATAATGGATGGTATCTGCCGCGCTCCCCGTTTCTGATCCGTGAGCTCGGCGATTACGAACGCAAGTTGTCGCTTACCGGCAAGACGAAACTCGAACACCAGGCCGGAAAACACGATGACCGGATCCGTGCGGCGGCGATGCCCTACATCTCCAGACATCACCTCGAGGTGTTGCAGTCCCGGTCCCATAAGCAGTACACCGTGATCACGGGCGAACACCTGGATATCGACCGGTCCTATCCTGAACTCGCTTCGGTTTCCATAGGTGACTGATGTCTGGTATATCTTGGCAATGAAACGGCACTCCAAAGGAAGAACAACCCATGGCACGATCCAGTCGACAACGTCCTGATCACGGCCGAGCGTTCATGGTGCGTCATTTTCCGGGCCGCTTGGGCCGCGACCGCATGAAGAAGGCGCAGATGGAACACCGCTCTGTTTCGGGCAAACCATCGAAACGCCGGAAGAGGTGACGGGTGCAGTTCAAGCAAACCGCCGCCGGCGTCTATGTGCCGAAATATTTGGCGAAGCCAGCGCACCGGGCGATGGCGGTGGTGTTCTGGCACTCGGCAAAACTCGATCGCGTCGTCGTCGGCCTGCCGGAACAATACCCGGTGCCTGCAGTGTTAGAGAAACTGGGTTTTCAGAAAGTCGTCTGCCGCTCCGCGCACGAGGTCGAGATCTGGTCGGAGAAGCTGCGCGCGCAGGAACGCCGCGATGAAGAGAGGACCGACGTCGAGCGGGAAATGTTTGAAGCGCCGCTCGTCGCCATCATCCGCAGCGATATTCGCGCACGCATGATCGCGTCCCCGAATGCCATCACGCGCGAGTTCTGCCGCAATGCTCTGGAGCAGATGGATCGCCGGGAGCGCGAGAACCAGCTGAAGCGCGTCTCGTTCCAGCACAGTGAAGCCTATGAGGATGGAAAATGAAGTTGGAACATCACATCCTGTCGCTCGGTGCCGGTGTTCAGTCCACGACGGTGTACCTGCTGGCGATGGAAGGCGCACTGCATCTCGATTACGCCGTCTTTGCCGACACACAGGACGAACCGAAGGCGGTTTATAAGCATCTGGAATGGCTGCAAGGGTTGAACGGGCCGCCGATTCTGGTGCGATCTAAGGGGCGATTGAGTCACTCCTTGTCTATGGTTGAATCGGCCAAGTATGGCAAGCGCACGCGATTCGCGGCGGTCCCGTTTTTCACGCTGAAACCAGATGGCGAGATTGGCCAGACACGTCGTCAGTGCTCCAAAGAATACAAGATGGAAGTCGTCGAACGGTGTATCCGGCGCGACATCGTTGGACTTCAGCCACGACAGCGAATTCCGAAAACCATCACGGTTCACCAATACTTCGGCATCTCTCTTGATGAAGCACGGCGCACACTTGGCATTAAAGAGCGGCTCAAACATCCACATTTCCCGCTGATTGATCGCGGATGGACCCGCGCTCATTGCCTGCATTACCTCGAAATCAAGGTTCCGCACGAGGTGCCACGGTCGGCCTGCGTCTACTGTCCATTTCATTCAGACGCGGAATGGATGCGTGTCAAGGCCGTTCCGGAAGACTGGGAACTTGCTGTCAAGCTCGATGAATCCCTGCGCATAGATGGAGCCATTGTTAATCGGAATATGGATGCGCAGATGTTCGCCCATCGCACCTGTAAACCGTTGGCTGAGGTCGAATTTCGCCATGAACGGCAATTCAATATGTTCACACTGGAGTGTGAGGGAATGTGTGGAGTCTGAAGGGACAAGTGTGAATTCATGAGTATCGTCTTCAACGAGGGCGTGGACCGCGATACCGCGTCGTGGCAGATCCCGCCGTTTGAAGCCACGCCTGAGCGCCGTATGGGCGCCATCGAGGATCAGATCCGCGAAGGCGAAGGCTACATCTCCGGCCAGCGGTCCTACAAGAACCTCGGCTCCAACATGCGTCTGTTCGACGGCATCTTCAATGACCGCACCACCTCGACGCTCTGCTCGAATTTCCTGAAGTACAACATCCGCAAATTCGTCGAAACGCTCGCCGACGTGCGCGAGATCGCGCTCTATGGTTCCGACGCCCAGCAGTACAAACCGTATCTGGAGATCCAGAACCGGGTCGCGAAAGCCATCTATGCCGAGTCGGCCTATCCGCGCTCCCTGCGCCAGGCCCTGCAGTACGCCGCCCCCATGGGGATCGGCTACGTCTGGCCCAAGTGCAAGGCCGAAGACTATGGGTTCGGGGAACGCCGGATTATTTTCGAACCGATGGGCTTGCTCGATGTCCTGCCGGTCCAGGTCCCGAAGTCCAACGATGTCCAGGACGCCTACCTGGTGACGGCTTATGAGTACATGCCGGTGGCCGAGGCGCACGCGCGCTTTCCGCTGTTTCAGGAACAGTTGAAACCGGTGGACCGGGTGGGCTCCCCGACGCGCTTTGCCGCCAAACGCATCGACTGGCAGGAACGGTTCCGCTACGGCCAGGAAACCCGCCAGTGGGGCAACCTCTATTGCGAGATCCGCTACACCTTCGTCCGCGACATGCGGATCAATTCGACCGGCTTCACCTTGCCGATGGGCGATCATGGAACGTCGTGGTATTACGAGGTGCCCTCGATCGGCACCGACATCTTCGCCGGCATCCGCAACAACGCCCCCTATATGCGGCCGGCGCGTGTGGAAGACTGCCGCGTCTATCCGCAACTGCGCCTCCTGATTTCTTCGCCCTCGGTGAAGCAGCCGCTCTACGACGGTCCCGCTTTCGACTGGCACGGCAAGATGCCGTTCGTGCAATTCACCGTCGACGACTGGCCCTGGGAGTCGCTCGGTCTTTCCTTAACCGATGCCGTCGGCTCCATTGAATCGACGAAGCGCAAACACGAACGCCAGATGGACGTCGTGCTCGCCACGAAGAAAAACCCGCCCCTGGGCTATGACCGTACGGCGACTGGCGGCCCCCGCATCGAACAGTTCGATATCTTCGCCCAGAACATGCGCGTGGGGGTGGATGGCAAGCCGAAAGACGTCCTGCAGTCGGTGTTGCCGGAGGGTGTGGTCGTCGAGAACGTGGACTACGAGTTTGTCGAGCTCCTGAAACAGATGGAGGAGCAGCAGCTTGGCATCAACGATCTCGGCAACCTCGTCCACATGCGGGCGAATCTCAATGCCGACTCCTTCGATAAGGCTATCGACCCGATCGGCCCGATTGCGAAGGGTATTGCCGCCTCGATGGAAGCGTCCAATGCCAAAGTCGCCTACATGCTGAAATTCATGATCCCGCAGTGGATGTCCACAAAACGGATCATCGAGTATGTCGGCCCGGACCAGATCACGCCCGAGATGTTCGACTTCGATCCCGAATCGCTGATCCCGTCGCATTTGGAAGACGAATTTGTCAACGGCGTGGTGCTGCCGATGGAGACCCTCGAGGGCGGAGCACTCGTGCCGCGGCCGTCCTATTACGATAAACTCACGCGGGCGAAGGCCTTCGCGAAGAACATGCGGCTCATCTCGATCCCGTCGACGCTGCTCAAGATCACCCAGCAGGCCGAGCAGCTGAAGTACCTGCAACTCTACCGCGGCGGCTTTCCGATCTCCCCGCACACGGTGGCGAAGAAGCTGGGGATTGAGAATTTCGGGGAGATTCCCGGCGACACGGAATTCCAGAAATGGGTGAATTGGAAGAAACTCGAGATCCTGTTGCTCGCCCAATCGAAGGAATTGGCCGGCCAGGTGGGTCTTG